CAACGGTTGACGGATTGACCCTTTACGACTTCTGCGATGCTTCGGTATTGGCGCGACTGACACCCGCACAAGTGGCGTGTCTGGAGGCCGCATACGGAACAACGTGCGACCCTGCCGCCTACACCCTGAAAAAGTCAGGCGGTACGACCATCAGCACGGGGTCAATCGCAAGTGGCGCAAGTGCCGACATAACAGCGCCCGATGCTACAGCGGTATTGAAGGACACGGCAAGCAACACGCTATCAACGACCGCGATTCAGTCTGATTCGACCGCGAACATCACAGCCCCGAACGGAACGGTAACGCTCAATGGTGGTGCTTACGGGTCGGTTCTGAGTGGTGGATCTTTGAATGTGGTGACACCATCAATATCACTCGCCACCTCAACAGCTACACCTGCATACGGTGGGTCGTTCACCATCACAGCGACCGCAACAGGACTAACGCCTACATCGTACACCTTCAGCTACCCATCGGATAGCATAGGGGGGTATTCGCGCACTACGCAGGCGGGCAACGCATTAGCCATCACCGCGCGGGGCTATTCGACTCAGACCATCATGGTGACTGCGACCGATGGCGTGACCACCGTTGGCGCGACCATTCAGGTGACGGTGGCCCAAATGACTCAGGTCACAGACTTCCTCACGAACACGGGAATCGTTGACGCGACCATAACGGGGGCACTTCGATCGTTAGCTCTGCGCTTGGATGACTACGGTCTATGGTCGAAGGTTCGCGCATTATACCCATTCGTGGGCGGCACAGCGACTACCCACAAATACAATCTCAAAGATCCGCGTGACCTCGATGCAGCCTATCGCTTAGTATTCGCTGGCGGGTGGACTCACGACAGCAACGGAGTCACTGGCAACGGAACCAACACGTCAGCTGATAGTAAATTAGCGAACAACGTCACGGGTCAGAATAGCCTGACGATGGGCGTGTATAACCGAACAGCGGGCCAAAGCGGTGTTGAGTGGTCGGGGTCGGTAACGCCTCGAACGTGGCTTGCAGGCAACATCTCAGGCACGGCATACTTCGACATCAACAACGGGGCATCTACAGCTACCACAACGGCACCCGCTGACGTGCGCGGTACATTGATGGCCTCGCGGGTTGTTTCGTCTGCCACCGAGCTTAATTTGAACGGACAGGGGCAAAGGACAACAGCGGCAACAAGTAGCGCGCCAGCAGCCACCAATTTCATATTGGGCCAGTTCAGCGGGGGCGGATTCAACACCGCCCGCAACTATGCCGCAGCGTGGCTGACTGACGGCCTGAACGCGGAGGAGGAAACACACTTCCGATCAGTCATGCAGACCTTTCAGACAACACTCAGCAGGCAGGTGTAATGATCGCACACATCACAGACGAACAGGCCAAAGAACTACGCGGGCAAGAGTGGCAGCCCGATTGCTACTTCGCTCCGTTCAAGACTCAGGACGGGTGGGCCATATCCGAACAAGAGGTAAACGGTTGCGAGACGAAGGGCCTCGAATGGGTGTGCAAATTGCCACTCGTTGACTACGTGCCAGAACCGACAGAGATACCATGACCGAAACAGCCCTACCAATGGAAATTGCCGACCTGACCGACCTCGCAATTAAAAAGGCCGATACTATATTCTCAATAGGTGTCGCAGCTATCAGTGGGACGTGGGCATGGAAAGTCAAGGCCGAAAATGCGAAACTCACAAAAGCTCAGGCGCAGTTGACAGACGTGCAATCTGAGCAGACGGCAGTCGGTACAATGATTAGTGTGGCCCACGAACTGCGCACCGACCTGACAGAAATCAAGGCTGATCTAAAGAGGTGTGAGGATTCAAAGGCCGCAATGTCGGCCCGCATCGACAAGCAGGGAGAGGTTATTCACGACCTCACGGAGGCCATTTCGCGGGCAATGGAGGCACAGGGCATGACTATGAAGGTGAAACGACCGCACCGCGATGATCTGACTGGGGCGTAAAGTTTAATCTCATCTTCATTTCGCGCGCCATTTTCCGCTTTTCCTTTGCGGTGATGGGAACGAGGCGGAATAACAACGGCAAAGACGGAGGTACGGTTGTAGTGCTTGCACATAACGGTTTGGCTATGTGCAGTGCCGTAAAACTTGCACTAACTTAATAAATTGCATAAATGATTGAAGATATAATAAACTTAGATGATAGCACTAAACAGGCATTGCATATAGCCTGTGTTAGCGAGAGTGATTTGTTATTCAGAGGCAGAACCAAAGAATTGTCATTTTTTAATTACAAAGATGGTGATATTGAAATTGGTATTGACGATGGAGAAAATAATACTTTTATATTAAACAAAGACCAAATAGACATATTGTTGGCATGGATTAATCATTCTCGCTAACTCCCGAATACGCGCAACACAACTAAAGCATGACCACCACGCTATCAACAACATACGCCTTAAAGTGGCAAATAAAAGGCGCAGTCGGTTCATGTCGTACAAATCGCTCAGACCGCTACTCGTTAAGATAGACGACAGATATTGCCCTTTCTGACTAAATTAGCGGCCACGATGCAGGGCCGAAACGTGTTCATGGGGCTGTTAGCTTTTGCCGTTATTACTGGCACGTTTGCGCTCGTGTTCCTGTTGTTCTACGCACCCATACCCGACAGCTCGCACGACCTCGTGAACATCGCATTAGGCGCATTGCTGACCGCTTTCGGAACGGTATTGAATTACTACTTTGGATCATCGAAATCAAGCCGTGACAAAGACCAACGCAACACAGCACAAGCCGCGCCCGAAGCGTAAGCGGGCAGGCGTTCACTCAAAGAACAACCCACCCGAAAAGAAATATCGCGGGCAGGGCAAGGTTTAATCTCGTTTTAATTGTCGGTGCCGTTTTAGGGGTGAAATTTGGCGGCATGAAAACACTCGCAGCACTTGTATCAATGGCGGAGGCTTTTACGCTGACCCGCTACACAGGCGTATATACGCCACCCCGCAATACTGGCCGATACAACCTGACCGCCAAACAGCGCAAGAAAAAGAGCAACCGCCTGCACATTTCTAAGGCCACCAAACGCAAACATCGGAGGGGATGAAATCAACAACGGAAAGGCTTGAGCAGTCGTATTGCAGGCCGACAACAGAGGCGGAGTGGGCCGATATTATATCAGCTAATCCAAACTTACCAGACAGGCCGAGCCGTTTCGTAGAACTTAATTATGATTTGGCCTATATTGTTGACGGTTCGGTGCTGATATTCGGGCGATTAGACTACCACAAGCCTAAAATGGCACTGAGAAAAGAGATCAAGATTCATCAGCATGTTGATCTAATGCACGACCATATAGTGCCTTGGAGACTGATTGAGGATGGGTTTGGAAACAAAACGAACAGTCTCGTTTACACCCACAACACGATTGAAGTAATTATCCGCCACGATTTGATTTCGGTGTGGATAGAAGATTGTGAATTTAACGGCATCAAGACCTACACCGACCTGTTGAACCTGATTAGACTGATAGGATGACCAAACACTTCACCCTTCCCGAACTCGTTGACCCGTGGTTCCTTGCCAACCACACAGAGGACGAATGTTGGGCCATGCTCGATCCGAACGCGCTACGTGCCATCGATGCCCTGCGCGACAAGTTCGGCCCGATCCTTATCAACGGGCGTGGCTACACCGAAAGCGGATTGAGGCGGTCGGATACGGCAACGGGCGCGAAGTACTCGATGCACAAAACGGGGGCCGCATTTGATCTGAAATTCCTGACCAAAGGCGTAACGCCTCGCAAGGTGTTTGAGTGGATCATATCGCACCCCATTGAGGCATACGCAATGGGAATTAGAAGGGTTGAGGACATTGCCTACACTTCGCGCAGTACAGGCCCCTACTTTGGCTGGCTCCACATGGACTCAAAGGACACAGGCCCGAACAACGTCAACAAGATCGTGATTGTTAAGCCATGAGCAAAAAGAAGCCAAAAGAATACCGCATCGATTCGTTCGAGCGGCTTATCAATGTCGCAACACCTGAGAATGTCGATCGGCTTGCGGTTGATCTGTGCATTTGGCTCAAGTACCACATTGCCGTAGTTGAGAAACTCAAGGAAATGAACCACGAATTGAAAGACCTGCCCAACTATCATGTTGCTCCTGGTCACATGATTTGGGTTGACGATGGGAAACACGACCACCTTAACACGATTGTGACCGACCCGAATACTGGAGAGGTTCGCGAATACAATACGAAGAAATGAGCAATCAACGCACAGGAAAGCGTGAGCGCATGACCCTACACGTAGGCAAACACCTGATTGATCCGAATGGCAACGAGTGTGTCGTTGCTGGTTTCAACGGCATAACAGTGGTGGTCGATTACCCTGACGACACGTGGAACGCATACCATATTGACGATATTGACGAAAATTGGAAAGAGAAATGAGCAACACCGCACTTCAGAAACAGGCCGCTGAGAACCTGTCAAACGGCAACCCGATACCGTTTCAACTGATATTCAACGGTGCAGAATTGGTGCTTAGATTGATTACCGAGGCTATTCAGAACAGGTCAACACTTCGCGCACGGGTCAAGATATTGGAAGGTGTGTGTCTCACTCAGGCAAAGCAGATTGAGGTATTGGAGAACCGCCTGACCATATTAGAGGGCAAGTAGCCCCTGCATTTTAATCACATTTTCATTCCGTTTTAATGTCGCGCCTGTTTTGGCGGGGGATATTTGACCCCGTAACCAAACGACAGAAAACATGAAAACGTTTAAGGCAAAACCAAGCTCCGCCTCATTTTCGATGATCGCATCGCCAGTGACTGGGCAATTCAAAACAATTGCAGGGGCGGCAAAAGCGTCACTTGAATGGGTGGCGACCTATGAGCGAACCAGATACATTGTTAAGGATGAAAATGGTGCGTTTACAAGCATACCATCAAAATACCTTCACGATGTTAGCTACACGGGTTCAAAAGACGTTGTAGCAAAAGTGATACCCGCCTAACCCATGACCACCACCGACAAACTCCGATCAGGCATATACGCCACAGCCGAAGGGCGTGACGTTGCCGAGCGCATCATTCACTATGCGGGCTACAACGTGCCGAATGGCGAAAGGTGCCTGCGTACGATCACAACAACGGACACCGCACTTGGCGAAATATGCCGAGCGTTGGGCGTGGGGCACGAGGCACCCGATCAGATAACGCCCGCATATCGCACGTTCATCAGAATAGCCGACAACTACACCATTCAGGTCGAGGGCGCAGTGCGGGTCATGGAAGTAAGGTGGTCAGAATCGGAGGCGTAACAACACGAACGCATGACACTAACAATCGAAATATCATCCCCTGACGGCATCAGCACCACCAAAGAGGTGAACGCTGTCATATCGCGCTACCGTGGCACAACTGACGCGGGTGGCGATGATCCGTCAACAGCAGCGATTACCACCGTCAAGATCGGTAACAGAGACGTTACGCGCGAGTTCGACATACTTTTCGGTCTTGAGAACATTACAAGCGAACTGGAGATACAATGACACCGCTACAGAAAACGGCCCTCGAAACGCTGCAAAGGATAGGCCCGATGCCGTATCTGAGGCTCAAGCGACATGTGCCCAGGCTGCAATGGAAGTCTATTATCGCGCTCATCGATGAGGAAAAGGTCGAGGGGGATAATAAGGAACTGAGGGCTAAAGTTTAACCCCGTTTCAATACTCTTTTAATTCAATTTCAATGTCGCGGCACGGTTCGCGAAACAACTTTGCCAAACAATGACCCACTACCACTTCGACATCGAACAAGGCACCCCCGAATGGCACGCTATCAGGCGCGGGGTGCTGACAACGACCGCCATCAAAACGCTTATCACGCCAACGGGAAAGTTGGCCGACAACGACAAAGTAAGGGCGCACGTTTACGAGATTGCGGCACAGCGGATCAACAACCGAACCGATGAAACATTCCAATCCTTCGACATGATGCGCGGCCAATTGGAAGAGGTGAGGGCGCGTGAATTGTACGCGCTGCACTACTACCCAGTGAAGGAGTGTGGGTTCGTTACGAACGACCGCTTGGGATTCCTTGTGGGTTATTCGCCCGATGGTCTTGTGGGCGGTGACGGCATCATTGAGATCAAGTCCGCCAAGTCAAGGATTCAGGTCGAACGGATCGCGAGCGGGGTGGTTCCGAATGAACATATCGCGCAAATTCAGACTGGCCTCTGGGTCACGGGCCGCGAATGGTGCGACTTCATTTCGTTCGCTAATGGTATGCCGATGCAGGTCGTTCGCGTAGAGGCAGACCCCGCCTATCACGCCCTGATCGAACAGGCGGCTAAGAAATTCGAGGCCGATGTTGAGAAGGTGATCGCTGACTATCAGGATAAGTCAGCGGGGATGCCAGTTTCCGAATACATGGAGGCGTTGGGGGGTGGGGAAATTCAGGGGAGTGATGAGTAGGACTATCACACAGATCCTTAAGGACGCGGACGCAACGAACGACTTTCAATCGTTGGTCGATCTTTGGAATGAGATTGCCAACAATAAAAGGCAATACTCATTGACTGAAATTTGGTTTGCGAACGAACACATAAAAGAGCTTGCCTTGAAATCAAATGGTCAAGATATTGATAAGGGTAAGTTTTACATGGAACTGTCCACCCAATTAATAAACGCCTTGAGTGTCGTTCGCGGCTAAACTCTTTCTCCCTCACAATCAACCACATACGCCAAAACAGCAAAATAAATTTGCATAGTTGCGCGGGTTGTAGTATGTTTGTGGGGTAATTAAAAAGCAAGGGGAAATGACACGCTCACAGATCAATGATGCAACAGGATTCGATAACGGAGACCAGTTCGGGGCACCAAAAGAGGTGCGCGAGTACTTCACAATTGACAACCTTGTAAACCTGTTTAACGAACCTTGCCCGTTCAGTCAAGAACTACTAAACGAGATGGCTGAAATAGTCATACTAAACGAATGGAACTGCGTTTTTCTCTCTAATACAATACACCCATGACCCACGAATCAATCGACCTATCGCCTACAATTGTCCCGAAAAGCGACCAACTGAACGCGGACGATCTGATCACAGGCCCGATCACTATTAAGGTGGTCGCGGTCAAGGGGTCGGCAGACCCGCAACAACCTGTCGCTATTCATTACGAAGGCGACAACGGGAAACCTTACAAACCTTGCAAATCAATGAGGCGGCTACTTGTCGCAATTTGGGGCGCGAACGGTGGCGAATACGTTGGCCGATCAATTACACTCCACCTTGATCCCGCTGTCATGTTCGGAGGCATTGCGGTTGGTGGTATACGAATATCGCATCTTAGCCACATTGACGGGCCGAAAACGATCGCGCTGACAGCCTCCAAAACAAGCCGCAAGCCGTTCACCGTCAAACCGCTGACCGTTGCCGCACCCGCGCAGATTGACACCGCACCCGCACTTGCCGCAATCGCACAGGCTGAAAACATTGACGCGCTTGGCAAAGTGTGGGCGGGTCTATCGGGCGCGGTAAAGACCGCTGATGGCGTTGCGGAGGCAAAGGATAGAAGGAAGGGGGAGCTGGCAACCGAAACAACTACGCAACCATGAACCCACAACCCACAAAATAAATTACCACTTTTGACGCATGGAAACAAACTGGAGAAACGCGAGGGGTGAACATCGCCTGCGCAAACCTATTCGCAACGTCAATCACGATGCCCGTATCAAGCCAACGGGCGAAGGGTTCGACTGGCAGATATGGAAGCAAACGGGGCCGCATCGGTGGATACCTGTTGGCGAAGTTGAGAAGGCTGCGAACCTACCTATTGCAATGGCGCAATGTGAGAACGCCCTGCTGAGAATACGTAGGCCGAAAGGGGCTGAAAAGAGCGAACAGGATGCAGATTGAAGGAACCGTCCGATACGTTGGACAAACAGAATCGATCGGATCGAACGGGTTTCAGAAGCGTTTGCTTGTGGTCGAAACAGCCGATAAGTACGACAACCTCTGCCCGATCGAGTTCAAAAAAGACAAGTGCGCCTTATTGGATCAGGTCACGGTCGGCCAACGTGTGACTGTTGAGGTGAACATCGGAGGCCGCGAATACAATGGGCGGTACTTCCCTTCGATCACGGGGTGGAAGGTTACCGTTGCTGAACGGATGCAGCCGCCCGCCAACATTCCCGCATCGAACACCCCTGAGCCGATCAGTCCCGATGGCGATTCTTTGCCGTTCTGACCGATGAATCATTCATTTTTGAACCATATGAGCAAGCGCACCCCCAAAGGCCATACCGTCTGCCGATACCTGTCAGACCCCGACTACAACACATGGCCGACATGCACACTCGCGCGGCACCTGTTCAATGAACACCCTGAGACGTTCACAAGCGAACGCGCGACAAGGGAACTGATACGCGCGTACCGTGGGCAGCACAATGGAAAACGCACCATCAAACCGATTGACAACAAGCCGAGCGGGTACTACGCGACCCTGCATGGCGAGACGTGTCATTTCAGGATGATGACGATGCGCGGCAACTGAGAATTTAGTATATTTGCAAGGTCGGAGTGACAAACCGACCTTAAATCCATGAAACCCACAGGAACAACTTAATACAGGGGGAAGTAAATAGGTGCTGCGCTCATGGTGGCAGGCCTGTTTCCGCGCTTGTCACGCGGCCCCCTTATGCTTTTCATGGCCAACATTAGCCTATTCAAGCGATTGCCCGAAAAGGACAGGCCGCACATTGCCGATGAGCAGACAACCATTTCCGACTTCCTGAGTGCCGTTCGTTTCGGAAAATGGAAGGATCAGATTGAGGCGATAAGAAAGGTTGAGGATAAAAAGGTGCGCGATGGCATGAAGCGCAACCTTCCAAGCGTGACCGTGAGCGGCACCTTTCGAGAGCGCAAGGCTGAACTGATGCTTGAGCACAGCGGATTCATTTCGATTGACATTGACGGATATACCGATCGAACCGAACTGAATGAGGATCCATACACATACGCCTTATTCGGGTCTGCATCGGGGCGCGGCCTTGTCGTACTTGTGCGGATCAACCCCGATAAGCACAAGGAATCATTCAGGTGGATTCAGGACTACTATTTTAAGCGGTTCGGGATAGTTGTTGACCCAGCCCCATCGAGTGTAGCATCACTTCGATATGTCTCATTTGACCCCGACCTGTTCATCAATGAGAAAGCGAAAAAGTCACAGGTAAAAGCGGAACCGAAATCAGCACCGCCCGCACTTGCAATGGTGCTACCTGAATCAGTGGTCGGTGAAATGTGTGCGGAGGTACAGCGATTGGGTATTGACATTGCCCCCGACTACCTGACCTACTTTCGTATGGGGTGCGCAATCGCTAACGGTTTTGGGGAGTCTGGCCGCGCGATGTTTCACGCCCTGTGCCAACCGTCACCGAAGTACATCAGCAGTCAGGCTGATAAGAAATACAACGAGTGTCTGCGTGTCGGTGCCAAGTCGAAGATTACTGTTGGCACCCTTTACTATCTGCTCAAGCAGAACGGCATACACGCCCCGAAAAATCAGCAGTCACAAAGGGCAGTTCAGGTGGCCGCATTGGGAAAACGCGCGGGCCGCGCACCCGAAGCCATAGCGGAACAGCTTGTGCAACTTGAAGGCTTCGGCAAGGAACAGGCTGAACGCATTGTCGATGAGGTTATGTCACGCGATGACATCGACTTGAAGCGAGTGTCTAACAATCCCGAAAACCTTATCGAAGGGTTGATGGAATTTCTGAAAACCAATCACCCCATCAGGCGAAACGGCATAACAGGCAAACTTGAGGAGGTGGGCAATGAGGTCAGTAAGGAACGACTGAACACTATTTTTCTACGTGCCCGTGGAGTGTTCGACACTAAGGACGTGACGTTTGACCTGATCGAACGGATAATTTTTTCCGACTTCACCAACGACTTCAACCCTATCCGCGAGTACATCGATCGGAATAGGCACCGAAATACGTCAGGCAACATCAAAGCGTTGGCCGATACGATTAAAACAGACACGCCTAACCATGAGATGTTTATTAGGCGTTGGGTCATTGGATGGGTCGCGGCACTTGACGGGCACCCCGTTAGGTCGGTTCTTACCCTGTTAGGTGGGCAGAACACGGGCAAAACCGAATGGTTTAGGCGGTTGCCGCCATCTGCACTTCGCAAGTACTACGCGGAGTCGAAACTGGATGCGGGCAAGGACGATGAAATACTCATGTGCCAAAAGCTATGGGTCATGGATGACGAAATGGGCGGCAAATCGAAACAGGACGAGAAACGCCTAAAAGAACTGACATCAAAATCAACCTTTTCACTACGCGCACCATACGGGCGGCACAATGAGGACTACAAACGATTAGCAGTCCTATGCGGAACAAGCAACGAGGAGGCGGTATTAAATGACCCAACTGGAAACACGCGCATACTGCCTATCAGAGTAATCAGCATTGACCACGAAGCCTACAACGCCATCGATAAGGATGAGCTATTCATGGAGGCAGTCAGGCTATACGATGCGGGCGAAGCGTTCAACCTTACCCGTGAGGAACTTGCCCATCTTGAGGGGGTCGGTGCTGACTTTGAAACAACCCCGTATGAGCGTGAATTGATATGCAAATTTTTTATTCCCGTCTCATCAGGTGGTGGGTATGCTGAGTGGCTTACATCAACGGATATAAAGGACGCGATTGAGTCAGGAACAAAGCAACGCATCATGGCACTCAAACGGTTTGGTATTGAGCTTGTCAACCTTTTTGGCAAGGCACAAGTGACCAGAGTTAGGGGGGTAGTTGGCAAAAGGTATCACGTCATTAGGCTGAACGGTGAAAGTGGGGTTACAGGTAACAACGTTGATACTCAGGATGATATGCCGTTTTAAGTGTAACTTGTAACCCGTGTTACCCAAACATCCTTACTAACCCCCACAATCTATACATCACACATCATGCGAATCATGATATCCCCTTGTGCATATATATATACTTTCAGAGGTTACAAGGTTACACTATTGCAGAACCCCAATGTTTACGGGGGTTAGCGGTGTAACCTGTCAAAAAAATCAGAGGTTACACACAGGTTACACATGATTCACCTTCGACCATACCAATCAGAGGCCATCGCTGAACTGCGTTCAGGTTTTGGGCAGCACAGGAGGCAGGTGCTTTGTCTGCCAACGGGCGCGGGGAAAACCGTAGTATTTTCAGAAATGGTTCGACTTGCTACCATTCGCGGAACGAAAACCCTTGTTCTGACCGATCGGGTTGAGCTATTCGGTCAGACGTTCGGAGCGTTGGGACGTGTCGGTGTAAACCCACAGCGCATCGAGGCGGGTAGAAAGGCATTCGACCATCGCGCATTGATAAGCGTTGGAATGGTCGAAACGGTCAAACGAAGGCTCCCGAAGATGGGCGAATACAATCCCGACCTGATCATCATTGACGAGGCGCATAAGGCGAACTTCAATCCGATTATTGAGCATTGGCGTGATGCACGGGTAATTGGAGCAACGGCAACACCTGTCGGGAAACACTTTTACAAGTACTACACGAACATCGTGGCGAACATCGATATTCCAGAGCTTGTTGACTCAGGATACCTCGCAACGTGCCGCCCGTTTCAAATGGTGCAAGACCTGTCAGACCTTGAAACGAAGGCGGGAGAGTACACCGATGAGAGTCTGTTTGGTCACTACAACAAACAGAGCCTGTTCGATGGTGTAATTGATAACTGGCAGAAGCGCGCATCGGGCAAAAAGACTATCGTATTCAATGTCAACATAGCCCACACGGTCAACATGACCAATGCGTTCCGTGACGCTGGCATATCATCGGAGTGCGTGACATCCGAAACGCCAAAGCCCGAACGTGACATGATACTATCCGCGTTCAGGCAAGGGGCGTTTCAAGTTCTGAACAACTGCGGGATATTGACCACGGGATACGATGAGCCTACGATTGAGTGCGTGGTCATGAACCGCGCCACGAAATCACTTCCCCTGTGGCTTCAATGCTGCGGTAGAGGGTCGCGGGTGATTGACGGGGTTAAGTCGGAGTTCACCGTCCTTGACTTCGGAATGAATCACGATCAGCACGGCCTTTGGGCGGAGGCAAGGCGATGGACTATCGCGCCGCCAAGAAAAAAGGCCGAACGCGCGGCACCCGTTAAAGAGTGCCCATCGTGTCAGGCGTTAGTGTTCGCATCGGCCCGCACTTGCCGTTATTGTGAATACGTGTTCCCATTTGAGGTAAAAGAATTGGAGCAAGGTCAAATGGTCGAAGTAGGGCCAAAAATACCCAATGACCTGATAGGACGAAAGATTAGCAGCCTGACCATTGAGGAACTTGCACGGGTTCAACTGAGCAAGCGTTACAAGCCGTCTTTCTGTTGGAGGGTTGCGCGGTCTATGGGCCGCGAAGGAATAAGGCGTTACGGCGAAATCTTCAAATACTCACGCGGGTGGGTATATCGCCAGGAGCAAGAAATGGCCGACTGCACATACACAGATTACACATTGAAATGAGCGAGGATAAATTACAAGCGGAGTGCTTTATGTGGCATTGGAACACGCGACCAAACGAACGAGGCCGATTATTCATGGTACACAACACCCCGCGCAACAAGATAGACGGTGCGCGATTGAAGGCGATGGGCATGGTCGCAGGGGTAAGCGACATGATCTACCTGCGGGCGAACAAGCCCCCGCTGTGCATCGAGTTAAAAACAGATGGTGGCAGGCAGGCACCCGCTCAGATTGAGTGGCAACGAGTGGCTGAGGCGGTGGGATGCGAGTACATAATTATCCGATCATTCGATGAGTTCAAAGAGGCCATACATACCGCCAACACCTGACCACCTTCGACACTTGGAGATCAGCCTTAAACCCTTCACAGCCAACGGTCGGACGTTCAGAGTGACAGGCACTCAGACCGACCCGCACATGCAAAAGGTCATGGATGTTGAGACCGGAGAAGTGTGGTGGATGCCGCATGACCGCGTTAAACGGATGCAGATTGCAAATTCAACCGCTGACAATCAACCTAATAGCCAACTTTAATCACATTTTAATCCGTTTTTAATGTGGTCTGAAATTGCTTGCCGCACCTTTACACCGTCAACAACGAACCCTTTTGAGAAACGCGAAATGACACAATTCATCACCGACCCCGCCACCGTTTACACCTTAATCTTTTACGGTGCGTTCGTATCAATCGGGTGTGCCGTACTCGCATACCTGTGGCAACTTGAAAAAGACGAGGCCGAGAAAGCGGAGGGAGCGGCCAAGTTCTTTGAGGATTGCCGAGATGTAATGGTCGCACGCTTTGAAGACTTAAAAGCCGCAAACAAGAATCTCTCAGACACCAACGCCCACCTCTCAGACATCCTTTCGCGGGCATACGTCAGAAACAAGTATGGCACACTTCAAGCCTATCAGGACTGGGCTATAAACGGTGACAAGAAGCCGAAGCCGTCCGCAACTTCAAACCAAAAACGCAATGGGTGAAATGATTGAGCGCGCATACTTGCGACTCTGCCAAGTGGTCGGACACGCGGCAATCGTGGTCGGTGCCATAGTAGCAATGTCAATGATCTACGCAACCTACTTCATTCAATGAAATTGGACACCCACCAACGAGACTACCTACATGGCACGTACGCACAACACCGCAAGAACCTATCACTACGAAGGGCCAGTGATATATCGACCAGAACAGGTCTATGGGTCGATCCCAGTCACGATGGAGGAGCGGATATTGTGGGCCGTGTCGCATCACACCATGATAAGTGAGGAAGACATGAGGTCGGAGTCTCGCAGGTCGTGTGACGTAACGGCCAGGCAGATAGCTCAGGCCCTAATGTTCAGCATGACACCGCTTAACCTCACAGAAATTGGGCGTAGATTCGACCGAGATCATACAACGGTCATCTATGCGCGAAAGGCCGTGACCGACCACCTCGACACGGAGGACGGATTCGTCAATCTGATGTTCGAAATTTACCAATCAATCATTGACCAATGACAATCGTAATCAACAAAAACGTAGACCCGCAAGGTCTGATAAAAGCAGGTGACGTGTTCACCCTTCGCAACGATGGTTTCTATCGCTCGAACAGGCTACCTTCGCAATGTTACTCAGCGGACTACGTGCAGGCGCACCTAAAGGGTAAAGACATCGAGATAGTGACCAGCCGAGGTCTGACGGTCAAACGCAAGCCCGCTGGGTGGCCTAACCTAATGAGCAGAGGAGAATGATCCACCACGACCCGCAAGACCGAATCCTGATGGCGGCACTTGTCGCATTCGTGGTGGTCGTTGTACTTTTGGCGATATGCGCGAACGTCTTTGCTGCATCATCGTCAACCATAGGCCGTTACGCGAATACGCCCGACACCTCGACCGATCAAATGTTGACGACATCATTCAACAGGTCGCCCTCGTGTTATGCGAACAGACCGACACGAACATTGAACGCATCGAACCGTATATCATACCGTGGTCATTCAGAGTGGCGCATCACGTTGCACGAAAGATGCAGCAGAAACGTGCGAGGATTGAACTCATGGCCGAGCTTGGAGACATTGAACAGGAAACAGAAACACCCATCGAACTACCCGACCTGTCAACATTGTACTGGTATGACCGCGAGTTGATACTTTTGAAAGAGAAACTAGGATCGAATCGAGCAGTTGCAACGGCCATAGGCATACCGCCATCAGCCGTTGATAATGACATGAAACGCATCAGAAATGAGCTACGAGTTAGAATTGATCTTTAACATTGTCGGGGCCGCATCACTCGCGGAGGTGGCTGTTGCGTTCTTTGCGTTCCCAGTTGCCGCCATCAAAGTAATGACTGGCCTTAAACGGGTAAAGCCGTTTGACTGCGGCCTGTGCATGGCATTTTGGCTTGGGCTTGCGGGGGCGTTTCAATTTCTACCCACACCGATCATTTACGCGGGCTTAGTTGTTTTGGCCCGTCAAATCACATACCGCTTTGGCCTATTCTGACGAACACAAGGAGATCATTAACCGACACCGAACCATGCTAGAGCAAATGAAAGCGGGTGGGTTCAGCGGTTTCGTGTCGCACGAGACGCGCCTTGAACTTGAAAAGGTGGCGCATCATGTTGACTGGAAAATGATAATAACATGGACGTGCGGAGGATGCGTTCAGCACATGGCCCGCGTAATACTCAACTGCGAATGACATCACCACTAATTGCGATGGCCGTCCACGACACCGAAGAAAACGGTCGGACGGCATACACCATCAGAACGCTGCAAGAGTCAATCTACCCGACTGGTATAGTGCCGTGGGTCATTGATAACGGATCATGCGATGAGACAAGCCGATTCCTTCGGCAACAGGAGCGTTGCGGGCGAATCAACTACGTTCGCCTACCTGAGAATATCGGCACGGCAAAGGCCGTCAACATTGGGTGGACTCAGCGAAAGAAAGGGCAACACGCTATCAAGATGGATAACGATGTTGTCATTCACTCCGAGACGTGGGTGCAAGAAATGGCCGACCTCATTAACGAGGTGCCGACTATCGGTATACTCGGACTCAAGCGCATTGACCTACTGGAACGTCCAGACCACCCCGATCCATTTTATCGGTCAACAATCGCCACATCGCCATCGGGAGTCACCATCGAATACGTGAATCACGTAATGGGAACCTGTCAGATGTTCAACGGGGCACTACTTGACAAGATCGGCTACCTGTATCAGCCTCGAATGTACGGGTTCGATGACAGCCTGGCCGCTGTTCGCTCACAGGTCGCAGGCTACTCAAACGCTTTCATGCCTCACATCAGAATTGACCACATCGACACGGGCGCAACACATTATCAGGGGTGGAAGGAAAAGCACGCGGGCGAGGACATGGCCGAATACAACCGACTCAAAGACGCTTACCGTAACGGATCGCGTTCTATCTTTGAACCTTCAACATGGTAGTAATCACAGCAATCTATCAGCCGAACGATCAGACCCGCCAAATGGTGAAGTCGTTTGAGCGGCACGGTTACGAGGTGGCCGTACTGACCGACCCATTCAGAGGCAATGGTGATGCGATGAAACGCCTTTACGCCTGTTACAAGCGAGCCGTATCGGGCCACACTCACGCGATCTACTCCGATGGTGGCGACACGTTCTGCCAAAGGACGTTCGACTTTCCGTCCATTCTCACGTGGTCGGCTGAAAAGGCCTGCTACCCACATCCTGAAGTGGCGAAACGGTACAAGTACGGAAACGCTTTTAAGTCACCGTGGCGATACCTGAACAATGGCGGTTATGGTGGGCCACTCGATGCGCTGATTGAGTTTTTCGACCGCTACGGCCTGAACCGCCTGCCAAACGAGGCGAACGGTCAGGCAGAGGCGATGGAGGCATATCTAAAGGCCAAAGAGGACGGGCTGCCTATAAAGCTCGACACCCGATGCGACCTGTTCCAATGTATCGCCCATAGCGAACCGACTGACTTTAGCTTTAACGGGCAGCTACTCGTTAACAACGTGACGAAGACTACACCCGCCATCCTTCACGGAAACGGGCGCACAGACATGAATCACATTTACGAAAAATGGGCATGAGGGGCATCGCGATAATCGGGGCTGGCGGGTTCGGTCGTGAGGCATACTTTCATGCGTTGGGCCAACTTGTGAACTACGGCACGCAACGGGAGATAGCGTTCTTTTCCGATGCTCAGTACGCGGGCGGTGACGTGCGGTCAATAGCCGAGCTTGAGTCATATAAATTCGAGGCGGTCATTGCCATCGGTGATACTCAGGTCAGAAAAGAATTATCCGACCGCCTCGGATGGTGGCCGTGGAAAATGGACTTCTGCACGATCATGCACCCGTCCGCTCAGATACTCGACCGCGACACCGTGACAATCGGAAACGGCTCAATCATCTGTGCTGGAGCTGTCATTACCACCAACGTCAAGATCGGGCAACACGTACACGTCAACCTGAACGCTACCATCGGGCACGATTGCACCATCGGGAATTGCGTGACGATTGCCCCAGGCGTGAACATAAGCGGAAACGTGACCATTGGCGATCGGGTCAACATCGGCACGAACGCATCGATCAAAGAGAAAGTGAGCATTGCGCCCGATGTTGTTATAGGCATGGGCGCGGTGGTACTGAGCGACATAACCGAGGCGGGTACTTACGTTGGGGTACCCGCTAAAAGAGTGAAGTGACCATGCACCCGACACGAACATTCAAACACCCAGACGAACTTGCCGAAGCGTGGTCAAGGTATAAAGACCACCTCAAGGAAGCTGCTAAAGACTGGCCCGTAGTTCAGTACGTGGGACGTGATGGTGAACGGGTGGAGGATTACCCAAAACTACCCCTCACGATGGAGGGTTTTAATGTCTGGTGCTTTGATAATGGAGGCATGGTAAAGCAGTATTTTCTTAATAAGGACGGCCTATACGATGACTTTGTTACCATCTGTTCACATATACGCGAAGAGATAAGGGCCGATCAAATCACAGGCGGGCTACTTGGCAAGTACAACCCATCGATCACTCAGCGGTTGAATGGGCTGACAGATAAGCAAGAGATTGAGGTAAAAGCGGAACAGCCGCTATTCGGTGACAAGTGACTTCATCTATACTACTGCGATCCGAAAGCTGCGCGGGCTGACTGCGCGGAAAAAGGTCATTCAGGGCGGCACATCGGCATCAAAGACGTTTGGCATATTGGCCGTCCTCATAGACCATGCAGCGCGGCACCCGCGATCTGAGATAAGCGTTGTTAGCGAGTCGGTACCGCACTTGCGCAGGGGTGCGATTAAGGACTTCGCTAAGATCATGCAGTCAACTAACCGATGGCGCGAAGATGGGTGGAACCGAACGCTACTCACATACTCGTTCACAAACGGCAGCTACATTGAGTTTTTTAGTGCCGATCAGGAGGCAAGGTTGCGCGGGGCGAGGCGCGAAATCCTCTATATGAATGAAGCGAACAACATAGACTTTGACAGCTATTATCAGCTGGCAATCAGGACGAGTGGAGACATCTACATCGACTTCAACCCGACCGCTGAATTTTGGGCGCATACTGAGGTGCTGAATCAACCTGATGCGCAACACTTGATACTGACCTACCTCGACAATGAGGCATTGCCCGCAACCATACGGGCAGACATTGAGGCCGCCCGCGACCGTGCCGCGACCTCTGCATATTGGTCTAATTGGTGGCGCGTGTACGGCCTTGGCGAAGTCGGCTCATTGCAGGGCGTTGTGTTCAATAACTGGTCACAGGTTGACGAAGTGCCGCAATCGTTCAGGCGCAGGATCTATGGCCTCGATTGGGGTTTCTCAAACGACCAGACAGCGGTAGTGGAGGTCACTATTGCCAACGATACGGACGTGTATCTTCGGCAGGTCATGTACGAACGCGGGCTGATCAATACCGACATCGCGAACCGACTGCAATGGATGAAGGGCAGCGAGATAATAGCAGACTCAGCCGAACCGAAAAGCATTGAAGAACTGAGGCGGCACGGGTTCAGGATACGCCCAACGGTAAAAGGCCCCGACAGCGTTCGGGCAGGCATTGCGAAGATGCAGGGGCTGCGAATGTTCGTCACATCAGACAGCATCGACCTGATACGCGAACTAAGGTCATATTGCTGGCAGACGGATAAGGCGGGTGCGGCAACCAACGAACCCGAAGATGCGAACAATCACGCCATCGATGCCGCGCGGTACGCGATCATGGAAGTACTGAAAGCGAGATCAGGCACATACTCAATTCGATGAAGATAGGCTACGTTTCCGAAAGGGATGGCGGTGTTGACTACCACCGACTGACAAGACCATTTGAACATTTGGCAGCGCAGGGCCATGAGGTAACGCGGTTTAACGCGATACCTTTGGCGAATGTTGACGCTGTTGCTGTTGATGTTGTGGTGTTCAATCGTTTCCTTGCGGGCGATGAGGCGGGGCAAGTGATACCCGAATTGAGGGCACGGGGCGTAAAAGTGATATGCGATGTTGACGACTATTGGGTGTTACCCTCATCGCACATCCTTTATCGCGAACACAAGAAAGTAGGGCCGAACATTGCCCGATCGGTTGAACAGGCTGATGCGGTATGGGTAACGCATGAGGCGTTGGCGCAGAGATGCAGGCCGCTCAATCCGAACGTGTCCATTGTGCCCAACGCGATAGCCCTGCAAGATGAGCAATGGCAAGTCACACCGTTGCCCGAAGTGCGCACGATCGGCTACATAGCAGGCGCAACCCATCTACCTGATATGGCCCTAACCGTTGGCGCGTGGCGCGGATGGACTGGCAATCGGCTGTTGTGTGGGCTGAACGATAGCAACCGACAGGAGTTCACCGCGATGGCGGCAATGATGAGCGACCACGGGAAGCTGCCCTTTCAGGTAGGCACAGCGATGGACGTTTGGAACTACGGCAAATTCTACGACCACATATCGATTGCGGTCGCACCATTGGCGGATACAGCCTTCAATCGATGCAAATCGAATCTAAAGATACTTGAGGCGGGCGCAAAGGGTAGGCCGATATTCGTTCAGGCCATGCACCCATACTTTCCGTTCAAGTCTGATGGGGTAATTCACGTCACCGACTGGAAACGGGCAATCGCGCAGGCGGAGGCCATGAGTGCCGATGAGATTGCGCAACGTGGGGCGGCACTCAGGGCAGACATCGAACGCGATTGGTCAATGGATGGTGTGAATGTCAACCGCTTGCAATTACTTTTGGGCAATGGCTAAATCAGTAACCGTCCCCACATCATGGCAACAGGTCACGCTACGGCAGTACATGGCCTATTCAGACATGATGAGCGAAGATGCGCCCGACATTGACAAGGTTCATGCGGCCATCAGCATTTTCACGGGGGCAGACATTGACGAAATTAAAACGTGGTCGGTGGCCTCATTTCAGCACGTATGGCAGACCCTTCAATTCTTGCAGACTCCGATAGATGCCAAACGGCAGGAGACTCTGACGCTGAACGGGTCGAAGTATAGGGTGGTGTCAAGCCCGAAAGCGATGAGCTACGGGGCGTTCACGGGACTGATGCACTTCGTCAAGAACGAAAAAGACGCGGCAAAGAACCTGCACAATGCTTTCGCGTGCTGCCTCGTTGAGCGCGGTCGGTGGCCGTGGTCGGGGTATCACTACAATGCTGATGAGCATGAGGCTGTGGCGGAGGCCGTACTTGACTTGCCCGTGACCGTGGTCAAGCCGAACACTGATTTTTTTTTGTCCAACTACCTGCGCTATTCAAAGCGTATGCTGGTCTATTCGGCAGCACTGACACGGCTGTTGAGGATGTGGACAGGTTTCACGCAACGTATGGGTGGATGGATGTCGTGGACACGTTAGCGAATGGCGATAGTTCTAAGTGGGGCTACTACTTTAGCCTCACGGTTTTAGAGGTGTTCAACAGGTTAGCGTTTTACAAAGCCAAATCAACATGGCAGGCCCAGCAGTCGCAGAAGCGGTTAGGTTCTACGGTGGCTTAATAGTCAACCGCCTCGTTGATGGCTTGCAGCAAAGTGAGCAATCGGCATCGGGCAATCTAGAAGAGTCAATCGGGTTCACCATTTCAGACAACGGGGCTAACAGGCTGACCTTAGACATTGAACTGGCTGACTACTACAGGTTCGTTGACGAGGGTCGAAAGGCGGGCAAGTGGCCTCCACGGTCTAAGATATTCATTTGGCTTGCGATGCCTAACGTCCTTGATCGATTGGGCGTTCGTGGTCAGCTACCCATCAAAGAACATGAGTCGTTGGCATACTTAATCAGTCGCAAGATAGCCCGCGAAGGAACTAAGGGCAACCGCTTTTTTACGAATGTAGTTGAGAAATCAGGCATCATTGACGAAATGGCCGAGGCAATCGGCACGGCTGCGGTCGATGACTTCAGCGCAATGATTGACGCGCTCAATGATAAGCTGGCGGCAAAACGCACCTGAGAGGTATATACCTACATGCTGATAATTGAGCAACGCCCACCCGACTACTCGCCCGCCTACAATCAGCAGCCGTGGGTAGTCAGGGAAACAAACGTAACAGATGCCGACCTTGCCAACTGGCGGATGCAGATCAATGTATGGCGAGACGGCAGCCTGTCAGACCCGATCGCGGTAGTTAAGTATCGCTTTCGCGCAGGCACAGGCGGATGTGTTGTGTTCGACCCCTCGCGAATAGTTGACGTTGACCTGTCATATACTCACGGCCCGCGCGACTACACCCTTTCGCCTTGGATGCTGGCAGAGAACAGCATTACATCGTATCGGCTTGCGTTGATCTCGCAATACTACAACGGCACCGCATGGGTGTCCAAGGAGATCATATTGCTTACCGACCCAATGAATTACGTGTTTAACGCGGTGTTCGACCCTGTGCCTTTTCTTTCGTACGATCAGGCCGACTACCTGCTAAACGCATCGGGCGTTGGGTGCCTTACCACGGCAGCGAACACTCAGACCATCGGCAGCAATGATAGCCTGTTTCTGCATTGCCTGACTGATACGGAAGACTCGCCCTATGATATGCGGGTGCGCACATACGACTACACGGGCGGGCTACTGAACACATACACATACGCGAATCCGTTCACTGATTGGGTCGGTTCGGTATCAATAGGCAGCACAATCATTCCATCGGTCATAAGCAAGCGCAGACGCACACGGGTGGCCGTTGGTACCCGCGACCTTGCCGCGATGAGTTCGCCCGTCTCGTTTATCGGGGCAGGCAGCTACACCGTGACGTTTCGTAATTCAGGCGGCTTCACCGTTGGGCAGACATACACCTTCAACATCTCAGACTGCGCGAAATACGAACGGGTGCGGCTGCATTGGCTCAATCCGTTGGGCGGGTTCGATGCCTACACGTTCACATTGAAGTCGGTTATTGAAGAGGATATTGAGCGGTCAACATTCGGTCGGCAACACAATATCCTCGCATCGCGGCCCGTGAGCTACGGATACACGACACAATCACGCGGCACGGTCGAATATGCCTCAGACGTACCCATGCGGTTAACGGTTAACAGCAACCACCTGACAGATGCGGATAGCGTATGGATGAAGACTCTGCACCGTTCGCCAGAGGTGTACCTTGAGCAATCAGACGGAACGTTTATAGCCATGAACATACTCAACAAGAAATACCGCACGATGCGCGGTGTTCAGGATGGGGTCATCTATGCGCAGTTTGATCTTTCGTACGCACTAAACGGACGAACGCACCGTGGCTAATACCGAAGTACGTGTTGAGGGTCATTCGCTCGATGTTCAGTCGGGCATGGCCTTTTCATTCAATTATCAGGTGTCTGATGTTCGCAACCCCGAGACACGCGCGACTGAGTTCAGCAAGACCGTTCGATGTCCAGGCACCGTGAATAACAATGAGCTATTTGGTCATGTGTTCGATGTGGCCGTGAGCAACATAATAACATCGGGGCAGCCGAACATCAAAATAAACTTCAATCCGAATAAAAAGGCAGCCGTTCAGGTCTATGTTGACTCTGCCCCCGTGTTCGATGGGGTCATTCAGTTGCGCAAGGTGCTTATCCTGAATGAGCGGATAGACTACGAGGTTGTATTCGTCGGCAGGCTGTCGAACATCTTTACTCGTATTGCCGACTATCAGATCAATGGCCGCTACATCACAAACGAACAGGATGTAGTGGCGGGGGCGTTGCCAGTCTACGCGCCATACATCGATTGCTCAGACCTCAATCACGCATATCAGAGGCAGACCATCATTGACACATGGACGGCACCGATAGGCGAGGGGGTCGTATACCCGATGATTGATTATGGCATCAATACGCTATACTATTCTGACGGGTATCGGGTCTATCATGTCGAGGATATGCGCCCAGCTATCTATGTTAAAGAGGTCATAAATAGAATCTTCGCCTACGCAAACAGCACCTACGAGAGTGCTTTCATGGACACGGCAGGCTTCAAGCGATTGATCGTGCCGCTGACAAGTGTGCCAATGATCGGAGACGATGAGCGAGAGCGCAATTCATTGCTCGTTGAAAAGGTCATCGATCAGAATCTGCACAACCGCACCCTACTTACAACAGGGCAGCCGTTCACATTCGGAAATCACTCGTGTTTTTTAGCGTTGGGTGGTGGCGGTGTTGTGCCTGCGAAGGTCTGCTTTGAGGTTGAGACGAATGACCCGTCTAACCAATACGTTATACTGGACACTCCAGGCAACTTAGTCAACGGCACGAACTTCAACCCAGCGGGGCCGCAATACGAGTATCAGATCTATCAGATGCACAGACGCGACAGATACTCCGCATCGGTGAAATTGATACTATGGTACAACAGCAACATCAACGGATCACTTGCACCTGCATCGGGGCTATATCAGCAACGCCTCGAAATAGTCCATTACCGTGCGGCTGATGGGTCATTGAACATTATAGGTTCAACTGATATTGAGTGGAACCTTACCGACATCTTTGCGGTTAGCTCAGTCGGCACAGGGCCTTTTCCGATCTTCGATCAGACCATAACGGTAGAGTCAGACGAGGTGGACACTTACGCGGGTGACGCGGTGTATGTTCACATTGCAGCCGATGGGCCTAATGGGTGGTCGCCTGATTATGATAACCCCGTCAACAGCAACACAGCGAGCTACATCGGCCATCAGATAGTTAGCGGATCGTTCACCGTCACCCCGTCAGTCAGTCAGCTACTTGAGGGCGGCACATACGAGGTCACTCAGAATCTTCCTGATGTGAGTATGAAGGACTTTCTCGTGTCGGTGCTGCGGATGTTCAATCTGCAAATGACCCCATCGCCCGACATACCAGACCACTACATCATTGAGACGTGGGATGAGTACTACGCGAACGGAACACGCAGAGACTGGACATATAAGATCGACCACAACAGCCCGATCGAACTGACCCCGATGGGGCTACTTGCCGCGCGGGAATATATGTTCAAGTATTCGGAGGATGGCGATTACTACAACAGCCGATACCAGAACACCCACGGGCGCACGTATGGCAGCAGGCGTTTTGAAATAGACAACGACTTCGTGCCAAAGCGCACCGAGGTAAGCATTGTTTTCAGCCCGACACCGCTTAACAATGATTACGGGTCGAATCGTATCATTCCGAAAATTTACGATGCCGACATCAGCGAAGGGGCGAAACCGACCGATGCGAACATTCGCATTTTGTACTATGCGGGCCTGTTGCCATCGTTACCCCGTTGGCGGTTCAGGTCGGGCTTTCCGCCCGCCACTAACCTTGACATCTATCAGGACGAGTACCCATACGCGGGCCACCTCAATAACCCGTACGCACCGACCTTTGACCTCAATTGGGGGATACCGTTTGAATTATACTATTCTGTCAGCGCATTGGTCGGTCAGCTGTTCTACACAAATAGCAATCTGTTCAATGAATACCACTTGCGGCAATATCGCGAGATCGTTGACAAGGACAGCAAGTTGATGACCGCGTTTTTCAAGTTGACCCCGCTCGACATTATCAAGCTCGACTTCAGAGACACCATCGAGATAGATGGGGTGTATTGGAGGTTGAACCGTGTAATGGACTACAACCCATTTAGCGATGAGCTGACGAAGGTTGAACTGCTCAAGATTCTCGACCTCGACCCATTCAAAAAAATAGAGTTCTCATTGGTAAAGGGCCGTGAGCGAAGGATGGGCGGTTCACTCGCTGAGATCGAACAGGGGCCATCATCGCCTGATCCAATCCGCCAGCGGTCGGGCAACATCGCCCCTGAATTTCAGGGCACCGTAAAAGGCACGGGCAACACCATACACGGCACGGCTGTCGGGTTCAATGTCACAGGTAACCGCAACACCATAGGGGCTGGCACTCAGAATGTGACCATTGTCGGCAATGAGAACACCGTGGCCGATGGACTTAACAACGTGACCATCCTATCCACAACAGGCTACACGGCAACGAAGTCAAATGTCACCGTCATCAATGGCGGGGAGGTTGCGCTGTTCGGTGGGGTCATTGAAGGCGGTGAGGATGAGGTTAGGTCATTGAGTGCGGCAACCCCGATCTTTGTCATCGATGGCGGAGAGGATACCGTTACCAACTTGTACGCAGATTACCATAACGATTTGAACTAATGGCCGACCAAGATTCACGCATAAGGATTAAGCGCAGCACGACCACAGGCGAAGTGCCAACGGTCGCGCCATCTACCGACCACACGGACGGCACATGGGATGCCCTCGATGTGTACGTGGGCGAGTTGTTCCTGAATACGGTTGATGATCGTATGTGGGTCAGGACTGATAATGGCATAATTGATGTTAATGCCTTGCGCTACGTCCGTCTTGAAATACCGTCTGCTGAAATTCTGAATATGTACGCCACCCCAAAGCAATTTGGGCTGACCGTTCCGAGTGGCTATGCAGCTGTTCCTGTGGGCGATATCTACATGGGTGCGACATACGCGGGTGTTGCCTACGCAACGAACACAAGTCTACGCATCAGGTCGGTGGGCGGGTCGAACAACTTCGTGAGCGCGGTAAATGCACTGGCGTTTAGTGCCGATGTGTTTATCCCGCTGACTGCAAATGCCGTGTCAAGCGGTAAGGCCGTGATTAGCGGGGCCGATTGGGAAGTCTATGTGCCAGCTGGCGCACCGACAGCAGGGACATCAGACATTGTGATTTACGCGGGCTATCGCTTAGTTAAGCTGTGACATGGCAGACGTTAACAAGGAGATAGGTCTACGGATCAACATCGAAACCGCGCCAACGAACGCGGCTGATACCATCAACGCGAAGGTTGAGAAGATAGGCACGTCTGCGCAGACCGCAGGCAAGAAAGCCAAGGCCGCGACCTCCGAAATGGCCGCAGGGTTCAAATCGGTTGAGGCTCAGGCTTCGGCATTGCCAGGCCCCATCGGTCAGGTTGCCAACGCGCTCGGATCAGTTCGCGAAGGCGTGTCAGCATTTGGCGGATCGCTCAAGTCATTGCGCGGGGCCATCGCATCAACAGGTATCCTTGCGCTGGCCGTTGCCCTTGCCTCGTTGTACGCATATTTCACCGAATCAGAAAAAGGTGCGCAGCAGTTCAGGGTGGCACTCGGCTACCTAAAAGGGGCATTTGAAGCCATCGTTAACGTGGGAGAAAAGATAGGCGAAACCCTCGTCAATGCTTTCCGCAACCCACTGCAAGCCTTGAAGGATTTAGGCAACGGCATAATGTCTTTTCTCACTAACCCGACTAAGGCAATCGGAGACATAGGCAGAGCTATCGCAGACATAGGTAAAGAGGCCCGCGAATCGGCCAACGCTTTTGCGGAGGTGGCGCGGCAACTGAACGCGCTAAAGGTCGCTGAACGGGAATTGAATGTTGAGCGGGCAATGGCGAACAAGACCATCGCGGAGGCCCGACTCATTGCCGATGACATCAACCGTTCTGTTGACGAACGCATCAAGGCGATCAGAAAAGCAGGGGCGGTAGAGTCTGAGGTGGCAGCCGAGGAGATGCGCATTGCCGAGGCTCGTCTCGCAGTCATTGAACAACGGCTAAAGGTTGAAGGTCGCGAAGAGTCAATCTTGGACGAACAGGCACAGGCCCGCGCCCGCATTTACGAGCTTGAGCGCGAAAACATAATGAGGCGCAAGCGTTTGCAGACTGAGGAGATCAGTCTACTTCGCGAGGCCGCTGCATCGAAAAAGGCAAGCGATGAGGCAGAGGCTGAACGGTTGAAAGCCCTCGCAGCCGAACGTGAGAAGCTATGGGCAGACGAACAGGCCAGATACAAGGCCCACCTGACCACACTGTCAGACCTCAAGGTGGAGAACATCGAAAGCGAAGAGGAGCGGGAACGTCAGGCCGAGATACTTGCCTTTGAGCGAAAGATTGCCGTTATTCAGGGGCAGGGCGAAATGGAGATGGCTATCCGCGAACAGATGCAGATAGCACTTCATAACAAGCTGCAAGCGATTGACACGAAGTACAGGGCACAGGAAAAGGCCGCTACCGACTTAGCCGCAAAACAGGAGATAGCGACCGCTCAAATGGTGGCGCAGGCGAAGTGGTCAGCGGCACAGCAGTCGGGCAATGCACTCATAGGCATTGGTAAGATAGTCACCGCTGCAATGGCCGACAATGCGGAGGTGGCGAAAGGTATCGCGACCGCTGAAGTGTGGATCAACGCAGCAACGGCAACGGCCTCCGCCATATCGAAAGCGGTTCAATCTTCGGTCACGCCTTATGACATGATCGCCAACATTGCTGTTGCGGTCGGCACGGTGGCGGGCGCGATCGCATCAACGATTGAAATTCTTAACAAGGCCGACATTCCAGGCGGAGGTGGTGGCGCAGCGATAGGTAATATGCCGTCATTCACGGCATCGGCACCACAAGGCGCAGCAGTCAGCACCAACGTCACAGGACTCGTCAACACGCAACAGGCCGAGCTTCAACCGATTCAGGCGTTTGTGGTTGAGACGGCCATGACAGGAACTCAAAGCAACATCGAACAGATTTACGGACAGGCTACCTTTGGCCTTGGCGGATAACATCAGACACCATGAGAGAATTACCCATTATCAAGCTGACCATCGACCCGAACGACACCGAAACGGGGGTTGAGGTTGTGGCCCTTGTTGACAGCCCAGCGATTCAAATGAACTGGCAAGCGTTTCACGGTCAAGCACCGCGCCAAACATTTGCCGTTCAGGACGAAGAAAAACGGATTGTATCGGGGCCGCTAATGGTGGCTGATCTTCCCATTTACAGGCGCGATGAGGACGGGCGGGAGTACTATGTTGTTTTCGATGCTGATACCATTCGGGCCGTCGTTTACAAGTACTTCAAGAATGGCCGAAATACGGGCGCGAACCTGATGCACGAAACATCGGTCGAATCGGTCTATCAATTTGAGTCATGGATCACATCGGAATCTAAGCCCGTGCCGCAAGGCTTTGACCCGTTGCCAGAGGGTAGCTGGTTCGGATCATTCAAGGTTGATAATGATGAGGTGTGGGCCACCATTAAGGACGGCACCTTCAAAGGTTTCAGCGTTGAGGGTATGTTCAAGGATGGGCCTACCGTGAGCGAAGACGAAACCATCATTGAAGAGATCATTAAGCAGATCACGGAATGAGGATTGCCATCATTGCCGCCCTGTTCGCTTTCGCATCATGCTCCGATAAATGCGAGTGTGGTATCATTACCGATACTACCGCTTTCACGTCCACAGCAAACGGGCGCACGTTCCTATTTCAGGTAGAGAACGACTGCGGCACCGAATGGGTAGAGGTGGATGAGTTGACGTGGCTTGAGCATGGCTCGGGCATGAAATTGTGTCCATGACTTGACTATTTAGGCAAAGCACATTCATGCCGCATATACAGGCATGGAGAAGTCTATCCGCGAGAAGGTGGCCGAACGGCTGCCAGAACTCAAAAAACTGATCTTCGGTGAAGAAACGCCTGCCGAACCTGTTGAGGTAAAGGCCGCGTCTGTTACCCTTGTTGACGGCACACAGGTAAGCGTATCGCCCGCCCTTGAAGTTGGGGCTACTGCTACCATCATGGACAGCGAGGGCAAAGAGATACCCGCACCCGATGGCGCACATGAAGCACAGGACGGCACGGTGTTCACCATCGCAGGCGGTGTAATCACCGAGGTCAAGCCGATTGAAGAGGCCAAAACAACCGAACCGACACCCGCGCCCGTGGCCGATGCCGCGATGAGGGCTGAACTGGATGCTGCGAAGGTCGAAATGGCTGCGCTGAAATCTGAGATCACAGGACTGCGCGACTCGCTGAAGTCCATGTTCTCGGTTGTTCAGGACATCGCACAGGCACCTGCCGCATCGTCAACCGAACCCGATTCAAAACCCTTTGAGTTCTCGAAGGACTATGTGTCGTGGGAGGACAAGCTCAAGGTGGCGAACAAGGCAATCTTCGGAATCAACGACTAACCATTAACTCAGAAAACAACAACCAATCATGGGACTCAATCTCGCAGGCTTAACCGCCTATGTTGAAGAGCGGCAAGACCCGCTGGTAAAAGCATCGCTGTTCGGGGCCAAAATGATGCAGAACGCAACGGTTCTGGACAACATCAAAGGCAATACTGCGTTGCCCCGCCTGTCGCAGACCGTGTACTTTCAGACCGATGCCTGCGGTTTCAACGCCACAGGTGACACTACCATCACTCAGCGCTTGCTGGTGCCAGGTAAGGTGCGCATCAATCAGCAATGGTGCCCGAAAGATTTTGAGCCGTATTTCCTGCGCGCTGGAATCCCAGCAGGGGCAATGCGCGAGAAGGTTGACCCAGAGGCCATCTTCCAAGCGATCACGAGTTACATCGTTGACATCGTGAATCAGGAGGTTGACAAGGCCGTCTGGCAGGCCCGTATAACCGCGTCAGGTGGTGGTGTCGGTTCGACCGTGCCGATGGGTACAGGAAACAACGCCTACTGGGACGGTCTGCGCTTCCAGATTCAGGACTCCATTGGTGGCGGCACGTACATTGACGCGAACAGCACGAGCATTTATGACTCGTCTGCCATCGCAGCGTTCAACGTGTCCACGATGCAAGAGGCTTGCATGAGGATCTACATGGCTCTCGCAAACAACGGCCTCGATCAAGGCGATGACACGATCGTCTACATGGGCTATGACAAGTTCACCGCCCTTGTTGCATCGCTGATCGCTGGTGGCGCAACCTACGGGGCCATCCTGAACGGAGGCTTCCAAGGATCGCCTGATCCTCGCATGGGCGGGCTGACCTTCCCAGGCACTAACCTCAAGGTGTTGCCTGTGGCTGGTCTGAACAGCATCAACGCCATCTACGGCACGAAGAAGAGCAACGTCTTCATCGGTGTGGATGGAGCCTCTGATACCACCGCGTTTGACGTGTGGTACTCGAAGGATGACAGGGTTGTCAAATTTGCGCAGGAGTTCAAAATCTCCACGCAGATAGCCCTGCCAGGCGAAGTAGCCGCGATCGTACTCTGATGAACCTGACAACGGGGGCGGTGTGATAGCCGCCCCCTAAGTCGCAAAGACCGAACAAAAATGTCTTGCCCACTTACCACAGGCTTCATTTTCGATTGCAAGGACGCGATCGGTGGCGTTAAGTCCGTCCGATTCACTTCGCTTACCGACTACACCGCGTTGACCGCGACCGTATCAAGTGGCGAAGTGACCGCGTTCGGTGCTGCATCGACCGTGTTCTACAAGTACGACCAACTGAAGGAGACAAGTGTACTGACCGATGACATCGTTTCAACGGTGAACACGGGCGGTCTGCACTACTCACCGAAGCTGACCATCGTACTGCCCAAGCTGAGAACCGCGAAGCGCAACGAGATCAAGCTGCTCGCACAGAATCGCGTGGTGGCAATCGTTGAGACGATGGATGCTGCCCCTACCTATTGGGTAGTAGGTGCATACAACGGCCTCGAACTGAGCGAAGGAAGCGCGACCACAGGCACGGCAGCAGCTGACCTGAACGGGTACACACTCACATTCATGGGCCTTGAGACTGAACAGGTAATGGCCCTGAACCCATCGAGCGGAACCGTTGCTCAGATGCTGGCCTCAATCACTTCATCTACTCAGGCTTCAATGGCCTAACATGACCGCAAATCAAGAACAAGGCGGCTTCCAACGGGGTCGCCTTTTCTTTTAACAACAGATAGACATGGCAACTACAATCACCAACGCAACGCTCACGGTCACGCTGGCCGAGTCGGTCACATTGAACGGCAAAGCATACGGCAACAGCAACACGCTGACCATCGCAGACATCAACGAGGTGGACGGTCGAATTATGACCATCCCGACCTCAGAGGTCGATATATTGGCCTACGATACCGCAGTTGGCGCAGGCACGTTCGTTGGGGCGAATGTCAAGTACATGCGCATCACCAATAAGGACAACGCCAACTACGTTAAGTTGAAGATTGCCGATGGTGGATCTGACCATTATTGGGTCAAGCTGGAGGCTGGCAAATCATTCATGCTGCACAACAATCTCATTGAGGCGGCAAGTCCATTCAGCGCGTTCGCAAACATCGGTACGATCAGCGCGATTGCCGACACCGCAGCCGTTGACATTGAATACTTCATTGCTCTGTCCTAATGGTCAGAATAACGCAAGGCCAGGCTAACAGCGTGACCGTCACCCTCACAGAGAAGGGAACGGCAGCACATTATTTATGGGCCTTTCGTTGCGACCAGACCGATGAGACGGTGTATTGCGTGGCCGATGACACGAGTGCATGGCCTGACCGATACAACGAGTTCAGCATTACAGAAATGGCATCGGGCGCAGACCCATTAGATGCGGAGGTAACCATGAGGCCAACAGGTCAATGGTATTACACGGTCTATGCGAACTCAAGCGCATCGAACCTCAATCCATCGGGCCTTACCGTACTTGAGCGCGGCATGTGCATAGTTTCGGGCACCGCATCAACCGTTACCATACCCGCATATTCAGGCGGCAACACTACCTTCGCAGTCCATGAGTGAGCGCGTATCGTCCATCAATTTGAAATTCGCTGCGCACCATGCGCCCGAAATGAAGGTCATACCTTCGTCAAAATGGGTGCTGTATGGCACAGACAAGGACTGGCGCAACAGATACCCCGACTACCTCATTGACCTGTATAACACCTCCGCGAAACACGGTGCCATCGTCAGGGGGAAGGTTGACTACATTGTAGGTAGGGGTCTTAAAGTCAAGAAAGACGGGCTGAACACCATTAAAGAGGCAGAGACGCAGGACTTCATCAAATCGATGGATCTTGATCGGTTGCTGGATCAGGTCGCGTTGGACGTTGAGTTATTCAACGGTGCGGCCATCGAGGTCATCTATAACAGCACTCGAAAGAAGATAGCCAAGCTATCACACGTCTCATTCAACAAGTGCCGCCTCGATAAGGATGGCAAGGTTGTGTACTATTCGGCTGATGGATGGAAGAAATCACAGCCTGACAACGTGGACGTTATACCCACTTTCAACGTCAACACGCCCGCTGAGAAGTCTATCCTGTATCTGAAGGTATACGACCCGACTAAAGCCGTTTACCCGTTGCCATCGTACATCGGGGCAATACCATACATTGAGCTTGACGGTGAAATTGCCAACTTCCATTTGAACGGTATCAAAAATGGATTTATGGCGGGAACGATCATCAACTTCTTCAATGGTCAGCCCACCGAAGAAGACAAAGAGAAAATCGAGCAACAGATCATCGACAAGTTCGGAGGATCAGACAATGCTAATAAAGTACTACTGACCTTCAACGACACTAAAGAGCAAGGCCCTGAAATAAACCAACTCAGCGGAAACGACCTCGACAAGCGTTTCGACATTCTCAATCGCACGGTTGAAAAGGAGATTTTCACGGGGCACCGCATTGTTGACCCTGCTTTGTTCGGTATCAAACCCGAAGGAATCTTTGCTACCCGCAATCAGATAAGGGATAGCTACGAGCTGTTCCAAAAGACCTACGTTCAGGCGCGTCAGGCATTCATTTTGGATGCGTTCAATAACCTTGCGGGCGTTAACGGTGTTCCGAAGAATATAGACATCGAGCAGACCGAACCGATCGCGCAGGAGTTCAGCGAAATGACCTTAGTGGGTGTTATGACCCCTGATGAAATTCGGGCGAAGTCGGGACTGGCACCTATTGCAACTGACATTGACTCCACCGCTGCCGATGCGCAGGCATCATTGAAGGGCACAGTCGGAGGTGTTACAGGTATTATTACCGTTCTTCAAAATGTTCAACAGGGTATCATTGGTGAGGCTTCGGCCATCGAACTGATGATAGAGTTGTATGGATTCACACGCGAACAGGCGCAGGCTATTGTCACAGGAAAGGTCGCGTTACCCGTTACGCCAACGGCCCCAGTCGAAATGTCCTCACAGGATTCCGATTCACGCCTTGTAGCACGTTTCGCGGCTTGCGGCACCGAAGTACATACGGGCCAAGTGATCGCGGCACACCGATTCGATCATTACCTGTCGCTCGAAGATATGCAAGCCCGTGAGGGTGAACTGATGGCCTATGGGTTCGATTCGCCAACTACTTCATTCGATATGGGCGTGCTTGCACAGTTGAAAAAGAACCCGTCAATGCCGATGCAAGAGGTGGCGGACGCACTATCGACTACCATTAATGCCGTGCAAGCCGCTGTCAATCGAAACATCAACGCGGGCTTCCTTCGACTGGAGATAACATCGGTCATTGGTTCGGAACAACGCCTGGCCAAGATCACGAACGCGGGCGATCAGGCCATGCAAGCGGTTAAACCATTACCAGCCTCATTCGCCATCGCATACCGATACGTCCTTGGAATGGGTGTAAGTGGCCCCGATGTGATGGACACCACGCGGGAGTTCTGCCGTAAAATGGTCAAGCTTTCCAAAACACGCGTATGGAGTCAGGCCGACATTACCCGTGTGAGCTTGTCAGAAGATCGCAACGTTTGGCAGCGGAGGGGTGGTTTTTGGACAAGGAAGGACGGGTCCGGAACAACGCACTACTGCCGTCACGCATGGGAACGTGTACTAATCCAAGTGAAGTAAGATGGCAAACGCGCTATTCATATCCGAAAGCACCCTAAAGGAGAGGTCATTCATATCCGACAACGTAGATATTAAGTATCTGCGTGAGACTATCCTATGGGCACAGGATCAGCACATTCAACGGCTGACAGGCTCGACCCTGTACGAACTGCTGAAAACTCAGGTCATAGCAAATACGCTCACGGCAGCAAATACAACACTCATAAACGACTACATTCAGCCTATTCTTATTTGGAGGGTCACGGCTGAGTCGGCCTATTGGTCATCGAATAAGCTGATGAACAAGGGCGTAACTAATCTAAGTAGCGAAAATTCGCAGCTTGCAGGCCGCGCCACAATTGACGCGCTCGCTAATAAGGCAAACGACAAGGCCGAATGGTACGAGTCTCGCCTCGTTGCTTTCCTTTGCGAGAACGAGGCCGACTATCCGACCTATCAGAATCCAGGCAGCGGGTCAGACGTGATACACCCGACCCGCGAGGCTTTCACGTCTGCGATATTTTTAGGCCGAACCGACCGCCCAACGTCTTTCAGACAGAAATACCGCGATGAGCAGATTGACCTCAACTAACAGAAACGAGATAAACGAAGCCAAACTAAGGGCCTACCTAAATGCTCACGCTCAATCAGATAATCGCGCAAATCCAAACGCTGGCAGCGGCACACGCGCAGATCAGCAGCAGCGGGGTAGGCGATAAGAAGGAATGGGAGAACGGCAGACCTGACCGAGTATATCCTATTCTTTGGATAAATAGCGAGGGCCGCGACATATCAGACCAATACGTTACCGACCGCATCAATCTTATTTGTGCAGATCGCGTAAGGGCAGGCGAGGAGGGCGATGATACCGATGGACACGAACAGGAGGTGATAAGTGACCGCCTGTCGGTCATGCTCGATATTATCGCGTGGTTCGCACAGCAACACGGGCAGACCTACATAATTGAGCGCAGCGGTCGAATTGAACCGTTCACCGAAGAGGGGCCTGACCGCGTGGCGGGTTGTGGCTATACACTAAACATTAAGCAGATTTGGGATTTCGCAAAATGCCCCATCCCTGAAAGTGGCGCGACAATTCCGCCAACGGTTGACGGATTGACCCTTTACGACTTCTGCGATGCTTCGGTATTGGCGCGACTGACACCCGCACAAGTGGCGTGTCTGGAGGCCGCATACGGAACAACGTGCGACCCTGCCGCCT